GTTGTGTGGTTTATTCTGGGGAAACTGCTAAGGTCAAAAGGAGTGGCTTTAGGGGCTAGTCGCTTCTTTAATATTAAATGGATTACGGCTGCGTTAGTTGCTGGTCTTGCTTATGTGTGGGGTACTTTGCAAGATGGCTTTGCCTTCTTGGGAGTTTTCTAATGCTGCAGCTTCTACTTGGCTTTATTAACCCTCTTGAGAAGATAGGTCGGCAAATAGCTGAAGTAAAGATGGCTAAAATAAACGCACAAGGAGAGCAGGATAAACTTGTGCATGATGAAAGGATTGTCGTTCTAGAGGGTCGTCGTGACTTACTATTAGAAGAAACAAAGCATTCGGCAACTCGCTGGATACGGCCTTTGTTTACTTTACCCTTTATTATTTACAATCTTAAACTTGTAGTTTGGGACGCAGTTCTAGGATGGGGTGTTACTGACCCACTTAGTAGAGAAATGTGGTATGTAGAAATGACTATAATCGGCTTCTACTTTCTTGGTCGTCCGGTAGAGAAGTACTTTAGGAAAGCGTAATACCCCTAGAGGTAAAACAAAGGCTCTGAACTATGACTACAACAGCGAACTATGGGTTTATTCTACCAACAGTAGGGGGTGACGATGCCGCATGGGGCGGGCTTCTTAACACTAACTGGACAGACTTAGACGCTGACCTTACTACTATACAAACAGATATTGATAGTAGGATTCTAACATCTGGTATAGGTTCCGCAGTTCAGGCATTTGACGCTACTATTATGGTTGATGCGGATGTAGGCTCAAGCGTTCAGGCTTGGGATGCGCAACTCGATACATTAGCTGGTATTAGCTCGGCTAATGCTACGGCTGTTGGTAATCTCACCGGAACGAACTCCGGTGATGAATTACCAACTACCACCTCTGCTCAGGGTACTGTAGAGAAGTCTACTAGTGGTGAGAATGTAGCAGGAACTGAGGCAGAAAAATATCCATCTGTAGCGGGTGTCAAAGAAATGATTGACACTCATGCCGTAGTTGCGGGGATAGGGGTAGCACAGACATGGCAGGATGTTAGTGGGTCAAGGGCTTCTGACCTTACGGTGTACCAAAACTCTACTGGTAAACCTATCCAAGTAACTATTCATTATAGTGGGGATTGGGACACCGGGTACTTTGAAATATCAGCGGATAACAGCAGTTGGGTAAGAGTGTACTATGATGGCGGGGGTAGGGGGCCGGTGCCGATGGCAGGCGTAATAGTGCCTGCTGGTCATTACTATAGGTCTAGCACCAGCGGCGGTACTAGTGATCCAGACTGGTTTGAGTTGAGGGCTTAAAGATGGGTAATCCTATACCTATTGAGCTACCCTCAGGGGTATATAAGAACGGCACAGACTTCGGGGCTAAAGGTCGCTGGGGTGACGCTAGCCTTGTACGTTGGAAGGATGGCTCTTTACGGCCTATAGGTGGGTGGATACGCCGAAAAGTGAAGTCCACTAGCGTTGATATGGCTGTTATAGTAGCGTCGCCTGGAAGTGATACTATACGAGACATTCTTTCGTGGAATGCTAATAATGGTGATGAAGTTACTCTATTAGGTTCCAATTCTTTAGTGTATTATATGAATCAAGATAATACAGTATCTGAGATTACTCCTGCTGGCTTTGTAGGGGGGCTTAATGACCCTGCTCTTACTGTTGGTTACGGGGCAGGTCTGTACGGCGCAGAGACTTATGGTACTGCGCGCTCGGCTTCCGGTGTAACTCCTATTCCCGTACCTCGATGGTTCTTTGATGCTTGGGGTGAAGATGGTATTATGACTACTACTGTAGCAGGTAAGGTGTATGATTATACGCCGGGTGATGCTCAGGCAGTAGCTATAGTTAACGCTCCTACTGATGTATGTGGCGCTGTTGTCACTGATGAGCGCTTTTTGATGGTTATAGGTGCAACATCCGAGAGTCGAAAAGTAACGTGGTCTGATAAAGAAAACAACACTGTTTGGGCACCCCTTATAACAAATGAAGCAGGTTCTAAAACTCTTGCGGGTGCTGGTAAGCTATTAGCTATTAGGCGAGTACTTGACGACGTTATTATTTTATCATCTACGGACGCACACATAGGTAGGTACTTAGGACCGCCGTTCGTTTGGGGTTTTAAGCGAGCAGGCAATAACTGTGGTTTGCTTAGCCCTATGGCCTTAGTGACTACAGATAAGTTTGCGTTCTGGGCTGGTAAAAGGCAATTCTGGATGTATGATGGCAATGTTAAGCCTCTGCCTTGTGAAGTTATGGACTTCTTTTTCCATGATCGTGATCCTCTTATGCACTCTAAAATTGTGGCTACTACTATATCTCAATTTAATGAGGTTTGGTGGCTGTATCAATCTATAGCCGGTACAGAGGTAGATAGTTATATTTCTTATAATTACGCCGATGCTCACTGGAATGTCGGTAAGCTAGATCGTACTGCACACCAAGATACAGGTTCTTTAGATGCTCCTATTATGATGGATAAGGATGGTTTTCTTTTTAACCATGAGCAACATGGTATTATTGTAACAGGTGCCTTTGCCGAGAGCGGCCCTATTGAACTTAAAAATGGTGCTAGAAACATAGCTATACGCTCTATTCTACCTGATACTATACAGAATGGCGATGTAACTATCACTCTTAAAGGCAGGGAGATGCCTAACGCTACCGAACATTCTTACGGACCTTACACTTTAGCTAACCCTACTCCTACCAGAGCTATAGGAAGGGAAATACGAATTAGAATAGCTGCTACAGGGGCCAGAGCAGATTGGGAATATGGGGTTGTTAGGCTGGATGTTTCCACGGTAGGTGGCTTTAGGTAGTGCCCAAGTTCTCAGATTTTCCTCGTCCTGATGCTGACTGGAAGCAGTGGGCGGAAGCTGTTGTGGCGCATGTGGCTAATACTTCATATGCCGAAGAAGAAGTTACTCCTAATGTTATAATGTTGCGTCACCTACTTTCTAGTGAGTTAGCAAGAGCGGTTAACCCCGGTTTGCTGATGTATGATCCTGTTAAGGGTTTGCCAGTAATCGCAGATGGCGCTGAATTTCGTGAACTAGCTCTTATGAAAGATAATGTCAGTAGCAGCTATATGATTGTTGGTGGTATGCTTATTCAATGGGGTAAAGAGGCTGCTAGTGTAGCGTCAGAAACTGTAACCTTTCCTACTCCTTTTAACGACACTAATGCCATAGTAGTAGTATCCGCCCAAACTCACGCATACCCATCGACTATAGGCGCAGTTAGCTTTCTTATGACCGGTACAAATACAGAAGATAAGTTTTGGGTTGCTATGGGGGCAGCAGTACCATGAATCAACTAATCCGAATTACCCCTGAGGGTATAACGAAAGCCGAAAAAGTCATTCAGCTTATGCAGTCGCTGCTCAAGTACCGTCTTGACATTGAGGCCGCTCTTAACTATGCTAACAACAGCCACTCATTCGACAACATAGTAGATATGGTTGTGACTGGGGCTGCTCATTTTTATCCTCTGGAGAACTCTTATGTAATAATGGAAGTTCAGACCTTTCCTAATCATAAGGTGTATCATGTATTTCTGGCGGGTGGTGAGAAAGAAGAGATTTTGGACGTACACCCTTGGATGCTAGAAAATGCTAAGTCTTTAGGCTGCAAATACGTTACTGTTTGCGGTCGTTTAGGATGGGTTAAAGCGCTTAAGAAGCATGGGTGGTCATATCAGTACGCTATACTTTCCAAGGAGGTTCCGTAATGTCGGGCAGTAAAACTAGCGAGAACAAGACTGCAATTAATGAAGATTTAGCTGCTGCTGCCTTACCTCTTATAGAGCAAACAGGTCAGATAGCTCAAATGCCCTATATGCCTAACCGTGGTATACAATTTGCTGCTTTCAATCCTATGCAAACAGCCGCATTTGGCAATACTGATCTTGCAGCTAACGCTTTTGGTCTAAATACCTCTGGGGGTAATATGGGACTACCAGCACCCACTGTTCAAAACGGCATTAGTGGGTATGGTACTGGTGGGGTTTATGACCGCGCTGTTCAAGCTAGCTTACCTCCAGCGTATATGGCTTATCTTAATCAGTTTTTCATTAATCCTCAAACTGGTAAGGGGTATACGTAATGTTAAGCGAAGGCCAAGGCGTCGGTGGCGGCAAGGGTGGAGGCGGCAAAGGTGGAGGCGGCAATGTCTATAATGCTGCGGCTGGTCAGTTCGGGCAAGCTAGTGGTATTCTTTCGCAGATAGGGCAACCAAGCGGTATAGCCCGGTCTATGAACGCTTATATCAATCCGTTTCAACGGCAAGTTCTTGACAGCGCTATAGGGCGCATGACGCAAGATCGTGATGTTGCTATTAATCAGATAGGGGCGGCTGCAGAAGGTGCTGGCGCATTTGGCGGAGCTAGACACGGGCTTGTTGAGAGTCAGTTGTATGGTGATGTAAACCGTAACATCGGAGAGTTAGCTGGTAACTTGTCGCTGCAAGGGTTTAACCAAGCAGGCGCGTTTGCTAACCAAGATATTCAAAATCAGATGGGGGCGGCGAGTGGTTTATCAGGTCTCGCTAATCAAGGGTTTGGCTTTGGGCAAGCTATCACAGGTCAGCAAGCTCAACAAGGTGCTCAGCAACAAGGCTTAGCTCAGAACATTCTATCAGGTGGCAATTTGCAATTTGATCAATTACAGAATAGCCCACAAAGCGCTCTTAACTTGCAACTAGCTGCTTTGGCTGGTAATCCCCTAATGGGTGAAAATACTCAAGTCTTCAGGCCGGGGCTTTACGACTATGTATCGTTAGCTGCTCAAATAGCTGGCAAAGCAGCGTCGGGGTATGCTGGGAGACCGCTATGAGCGCTAGAGATTTTCTATTTAAACGCTTTCAAGATGCTGGTATTCCTGAATATATCATAGCTGGTATTCTAGGTAATGCTCAAGCAGAAAGTAACTTTGACCCCACAGAGCACAACCCTGCAAAGGGTGGCAATGGTGCGTTTGGTATTTTTCAATGGCGTGGTTCTAGACTAGATAATCTTAATAATTTTGCAAAAGGCCGTAATAAATCCATAACGGATTTAGGTACTCAGGCTGATTTTTTCTTGCATGAAATTAAAAATGATCCTTATGAGGTTAAACAGTGGGCAAAAGTTACTGCAACTAATAATCCTCTAGATGCGTTTGACGCTTTTCGTGATTACTATGAACGCAGTGGTGGTAAAAAGGGTGACAAGTCTGGTTACGCTAGAGGTAGGTCGTTCACTAAGCGTATCTACAATGAATATAGTGATCCTAATTACCATTTCAGCACTGTTGATGATGTCGCTGCGGAGAGCGCTAGGTATCCTGCTGACCTTGACCCTTACGCCCCACCAGAGCGGGACGCCCGCTCTGCACCAGAGCAGAACGATAATATCTTTCAAAGTATAAGGGAGTCTTTAGGAAATTTTGGGTCTAGGGTTCCAGGGTACTTCTCGATCTCCGCAGCGGCATCACCACTAAGCTCTGATCCTGAGCGGGCCTCACTTCAGACGTTGAAGGCGTATTTAACACCTAATCAACCTTTAATATCATATCAATCACCCTCAGTGGTAAAGGCTCCTTTAGAGAATTTTGAGCCTATGTCCTCAGAAATGAATAATGCTATTCAAACTATGCAGGCGCAGTTAACACCTAATCAACCTTTAATACCATATCAGGCACCCTTGCCACTAAGCAACCCTGATCCTGCTAGGG